AGATGGCTCACGCCGGTGCTCCCTTCGATACGTGCGGTCGGTGCGGTATGGCGGTTCACCGGCCGGTCGCCTCCCGTACGGTGCGGATCAGCTCGTACGGGTTGATGGCCGGTGGCCCGGGGTCGGGCTCGGGGTCGACGATCAGGGCCGGCCACTCGGTGGTGATCCGCAGGAACGCGGCCGGATCCCAGGCAAGATCGTTGGCCGGTTCCTGCTCCGGCGCCGGTGCCGAGTCAGCCGGCGGTGGCTCGGCTGACGGGGTCTGCTGATTGCGCGGCACCACCGGCGCCCGGTCGTTCGGCTTGGTGCTGTTGTCCGCCACCCGGTCGGCGAGGCCGGCGGCTACGGCCTGCTGCGCGTCGTACCAGGTGCCGTCCATCCCGGCGAGCATCGCTTCACGCCAGCTGGCCTGGTCGCCACGTCCGGACCGGTCGGCGTAGATGTCCGCGATCGTGGACGACAGGCTGTCGAGCAGGTTGGCGGTGTCGCGCATGTCCCGGGCGTTGCCGAGACAGATCGCGTGCGCGTCGTGGATCATGGCGCGGGAGTAGCGGCCCATGACCCGCTCGTCAGCAGCCTGGACGATGAACGACGCCGCGCTGGCGGCCACGCCATCGACGTGGGCGGTCACCTGCGCCGGGTGCCGGGCGATCGCCTCGAAGATCGTGACACCGTCGAAGACCTCGCCGCCCTCGCAGTTTATGCGGAGGTCGATCTGGCCAGCCTTGATGGCGCGGAGTTCAGCGGCAAACTCGTCAGCGGTGATGCCCCAGCCACCGATCATGTCGTACAGGTAGACCTCGGCGGGGCCAGACTGACCGGCGGCGTTCTCGATGCGGAACCACGACCCACCCTCACCGTCCGCACGCGCCTGCTCATCGGCAGCGAGACGGGTCTCAGCCGAGCGGGCCCGGTCGCGTGCGACGTTGGCCAGGTTGACCAGGGCCGCGAGCTTCCCGCTGTTCCACCCGCCCCGTTTGGCGCTGGCCGCGTTCCGCGCTACCCGGCTGGTGAGCCAACCCATCGCTACCTCCCTGCCGGTTCGTGATCATGGCCGTTCATGATGGGATTGATCTCCCGGAAGTGCATGCGGCCGATCCGCCGCTGGGTCTCTCGCCAGGCGAGCTGAGTAAGCCTGGCCTGCTGGCCCTGGTCGCCGTTCTGGTTGCCGTCGGTACCGTCGCCGTTCTGGCCCGGGTCCGGCTGCGGCTCGGGTGCGGGTTGCTTGACCACGCGCATCGGTGGCAGGCCGGCCACCATCGCCGCGTCCTCCGGATGCACGCCGGCGGCCTTGAGGGTGGCGTACGCGGTGGCCTTGCTGTCGCGCTCGAGCGCCTCGGCCTCAAGGTTGTCCGGGACGACGTCGGTGCGGCAGTACGCGAACTCGTAGTTGCGCGGCCCCATCTCCGGCCCGAACAGGCGCAGAAAGTCGTTGTTGAGCGCGCCACCGAACCGGTCCAACCGGGGCACCAGCAGGCCCTTGCCATAGGTGTAGTCCGATGCTTCGGCGTTGGCCCGGTTGACGTCCTCGGTCAGGCCGAGCTGGTGGCCGTGCATGGCGAACGCCTCGCGGATCTGCTCCCGGGACACGCCGGACAGCTCGGCGAACTGCATGTCGCGCATCGACATCTGGGTGTTGACCCACTTGCCGCCCATCTCCAAGATCGCGACCCGGTGGGCCCTGCTGACGCCGCGGTGGTTCTCGGCCCACTGGTTCCGGAGCCGGTCGAACGCGGTGTCGGAGAGTTCGTCGGGAACCTCGATCGCGCCGAGCGGCTGCGCGCTGTTCAAAAAGAAGTTCCGGTTCCACTCCGCGCTGTACCTGACGCTGTCCAGGGACGCCATCAGCGCCTGAACCGGGCCGATGCCGCGGTACGGGTCCCACGGATTCGGCCGGCGGATGAACACGACCTCGTCCAGGTCAAGCGGGATCTTCTCGCCGTCGGGCGACCGGTACAGATAGCCGGAGATGAACTGGCGCGGGTCGGGTACCGGCTCCATCCGATCGGGGCGCACCGGCCAGATCTCGATCGGCCGGCCGGCGGCCTTGGGGATGACCCACCAGCCCTCGCCGACCAGGTCGAGATGCTGCGCGGTGGCCTCGCCGAGCGCCTGTGTGGAGTAGAAGTCGTTCGGGTGCTCCCACACGGCCAGGGCGGGGTGACGTTCGGCGAGCAGTACGCCCGGTTTGTCGCAGAGTTCGCAGCGGGCGGTGGTGCGGTCGCGGGCGAGGCTGGCGCGCTGAACCTTGCGGTGCATGTGCCACTCGACTGAGGAGACGCCGGTGGCGTTCTTGTCGACAATCGCGAACAGGGTGCCGACGTTGCCCATCTGGCCGAGGGCGGCGGCCTTGTCGTCGCGGCGGAAGGGGTTGCCGAAGACGGTATTGCGCCGGGCGGTGTAGGGCACGGGTGAGGTGCTTTGGGCGCGGAGGCTGCCGAGCAGGTCGCCCAGCAGCGTGCTCATCTAACCCTCGGTTCTCCCCTGTTGCCCGGATGTGCCCGGGTGATCACGGGCAGGATAGCCGAGAATCGTTAGCCGACCAACGACCTACCGTGCGGCGCGCTGGTCAGCACCGCGCAGCCGTTGCCACTCGGCCCGGAACTGCACCAGCACGCAGGCGAGCCACACACCGGAATTGATCACGATGACCTCGCCGAACGCGATCATCGGCGCTTCACCTCGCGTACCCGCCGGTCAATGCGCAGGTTCAGCGCCCAGCACGCCAGGCCGGAGACCACCAGGCCGAGCCACACCGCCACCGTGAACCCGGCCACCACCAGGCAGGCCAGGCCGGCGGCGTCGAGCAGCAGCGGCCAGACCCAGCCGGCCAACCGCCGCCCCGTCCACTTCGTCCGGTACCAGCGGCTGGCGACGAGCCGGCGTACCCGCGCCCAGTTGACCCGGGTACGCACCCGGCGAGTCGGGACGTACGTCGTCGTGACCACGGCTACCGGCCCGGCACCGGGCCGGGTGCGGTCAGCTTCGCCCGCGCTACCTGGCTCGAAACCCCGGCCAGTTCACGCGCGAACCGCTGCTGAAGGCGCAGCTCGTACTCGATCCGCTGCCAGTTCAGCTGCTCATCGCGCTCGATCGGGCCGAGCACGTACTCAACCAGTTCCTCCAAGCGGACGCGGAGCAAGCTGATCAGCTCCAGCTTCACACCCTCGGCAGCGAGGGTCTTCTCGGCCTGGCTGTTGGCGGCTTCGAGGGCGCGCATCTCAGCCAGCATCGCCTCGGCCGCGTCGGGTCCAGGGTCGGCCTCTAGGTGGGGATCAACTGGCTGCACGGTCCGCCTCCGTCCTGGGCTGGGCGCCAATGCGACCGATGCCGGCGATGAGCGCGTCCACCCGGCGCCGTTCGGCGGCCAGGTCCCGAGACAGCCGGATGACGTCGGAGGTACCGAGGAAGTGTGCGGCAAGCGCGTCGAACAGCGCTTGTGCGGCCTCGGTCGGCAGAACCAACCAGGGCAGCGGCTCCACGTCAGGCGCAACGGCTGGGTCTTGCGGATCGCCTAGGGTCCAGGCGACCGGCTCGGCCAGTCGTATCCCGTCCTGGTTTCTGGCGGCGAGGAGGATGTCAACGCGGTCGCGGGCGAAGCTGCTGATGTCCTGGTTGACGCGTACGCGCCAGGTGGCCGTTGGCGGGGTGGTGGTGTCCATGTCGGCATGGTAGCCGGCTAACGGTCAGGCGAAGCGCACCCGCGCCTCACGCCGCAGATCCCGATCCGCCACCACGTACCGCGCCGCGTCCATGCCGTGGTCGTCTTCCTTACGGGGCTGCTCCTTGGGCGCCTTGCCCGCCCGCACCATCGCCGGGGTGATGTCCCAGACGTACGACACCACCTCCTCGGCGGTGCACGCCGGCCGGCCGGCGTCGACCAGCTCCTGGTCGCGCTCAACCACGGCGTCCCGCATCAGGAACAGCTGCGGCCGGCCGTCACCGGCCCGCTTCAGCCGCGACTGGACGGCCTGAATACCGGGGGAGACGTCCTTTTTGGCCGGGATGGTGGCCAGGCCGAGATGCTTGCGCAGCGTGGCCCGGTCCTCGGCGTCGTGGTCGCAGATGATCGCCGTCGGGCGGGGCTCTGTCCAGTCGCCTTTGGCATCGGTGACCAGCTTGAGAATGTCGCGGGCGTGGTCCTCGACCAGCCGTTTCGTGCGGTAGATCTCCCGGTACAGGTAGAGCCGGCCGTCAGGGTCCTCGGCCCACCACTGGCAGACAAACGGGTTGGTGTAGCCGAAGTCGACGCTCCAGAAGCGGGGCCAGTCGTCGGGTGGGCGGAACCAGTCGACCAGGTGGGCGGCGGCGTCGAACTCTTCGTAGATCTGGCCTTCGGCGGCGACCCACTTCCCGTACCGGAGCCGGGCCTTGCGGACGCCGGTGAGGGCGTCGAGCTTGGCCATGTAGTCGCGGCCGCGTTCGGTCATCTGGCCGTTGTCGTCGAAGTAGACCGGGTTGTCCTCGTGCCTGCTCTCCAGCATGCGGGTGGTGCCGTCCTGGCAGCGCTGGTTGAGCCAGTGGTGGGGTGCGTCGGGGTTGGTGTCGGAGATCATCTGCTGAAACGAGATGACGCCGTTGCGGAGTCGGGTGGTGGCGGATTCCCAGTCGGTGATGGTGAGTTCGATGGCTTCCTGGATGAAGATCACGTCATACTCGCTCGACATGATCTTGGTTGGATTATCTAGGCCGCCGATCGCCACGCTCGACGCCTGCATGTCGTGCTGGCACGTCTTGTCGGCGCCGAGGCAGCGTCGGCAGTTGGCCGCGTACCGGTACTGAGCCGGCTCCTCGCTCGACCCGCCGTAGAACCACACCAGTCCGGTCCGCAGAGCTTCGGCTACGACGAAGCGGCGCCAGGTGTTGAGCGCCGTCGAGCCGAGGCTGACCTGGGTCTTACGCAAGATCAGCCCGCGGGCGCCGGGGTTGAGGAGCATCAGCAGGTGCAGCTTCTCCAAGCACGCCCTGCTCTTGCCGGTGCCGGCCGGACCGGACATGAGTACCTCGGAGTCGCGGCATTCGAGGACAGTCTTGGCGGCGCCGCGGGGCACGTACCGGTGCTCGGCCGCGACCGCTGTCACTGCTTGGGGTCCACGTCGCGTACCCGGTGCTCGATCGGCGGGCCGGCAGCGTGGTCGTGGGCGTAGTCACAGCGCGGACAGAACAAGACGCCCCACGTGTGATCTTGGCCGGTCAGCCGGACGTAGACCACACCGCGCGCCTTGCCGCACCATCGACAACACACCTTCATCGCAGCGCCGCCACGTCGATGCCCTCCACGGTGTAGTGCACCGTGCCCTCGCTCTGCACCTTCGTCGGCGCCTCCGTCCCCTCCAGCTTGGCCTGCACCTGCTCGATCTTCACCAGACGGTCAGCGGCGGCGAGCACCGGCGCGTCGTCGACCAGCGGTCGGCCCTCGACCATGATGACCGTGCCGTGCGACACAGTGATGTGCTCCCGATTCATCACCTCCCACACCCGCTCCCGCACCACCTCAAGGCGCTCCAGCGCCGCCGCCCGGGCCACCGCGGCGGCCGGCTGGATGATGCCCTCCAGGTGCGCCAGAACGGCCCGGCGCGCGTTCGCGCGGCTTCCATAACCCAGCTCGTCAGAGATCTTCTGGTAGGACACACCGCGGGCGTGCATCCGGCACGCCTCGGCGTCACGCTCGGCACCCTCAAGCG